CGGCGAGTACGTGGTCAACGCCGCAGCCGTGAAGCGTGTCGGTGTGGCTTTTCTGCAGTCGATCAACGGCATCTCAGCCGGACCGAGAGTGGCAGGCCCGACGCTGGCATTTGCCGCCGGCGGTCTGGTGCCCGAAGCCGCCCCGGCGCAGGCCCCGGGCCAGTCAGTGCGCATCGTCAATGTCATCGACCCAGCGATGGCCGCCGATTACCTGAACTCCTCCTCAGGTGAAAAAACCATCCTCAACATCCTGCAGCGCAACGCCAGCGCCGTGCGGCAGGTATTGAGCTGACCGATACACCGAATCCCGCAAGGACCAAAGACATGACGGCCTACACCGGCTTCGTCGACAACTCGACGATGCTCGCCCATTACAAGATGCTCGAAACGATCCGGGACGTCTGTCTGGCCGAGGGTTGGACCATTCTCCGCTACGACACGGCCATCACGAACCGGGAACTGCTGATGATGGCGCCCGGCCTATCGGGCACCGAGCAGATCTTCTGCGGCGTCTACTGCTACCAGGACAGCAACGCGGACTACTACAACCTGGCGGTGGCGACCATGAAGGGCTATGTCGCTGCCAACTCGTTCCTGACCCAGCCGGGCATCTCGCCGGTTCTCGGCGTGCCTGCCCATAACCAGCGCATCGACTACTGGCTATCCGTCAACGGGCAGCGGCTAAACGTAGCAATGAAGGTCGGCACGCCGGTGTACGAATCTTTCGGGATAGGCAAGTTCTTCCCCTACGCATCTCCGGGCCAATATCCCCAGCCGCTGTTTGCGGCCGGAATGCTGACCAGCGCCTCCGCCACGCGCTACTCCGAAACGACCCACACGATGCCGTGGAAAGGTAATCGCAACAACCTGCGGATGCATTTCAACGACGGCACCTGGAAAGCGCCGCTCGCTACGCCCTGGGGCCAAACGACGATGGCCAACGCCTGCCGGCCGGCAGAAACCACCTACGCGCTCTACCCGGTAATGCTCTACGACTCAGGAAACATTTACGGCGCGCTGGACGGGATCTTCCACATCACCGGCTTCGACAACGTCGTCGAGAACACGCTCGTCATCGACGGTAAGAACTTTGTGGTTATCCAGGACGTTGGCCGCACGTCCTTTGGCGACTACATCGCACTGGAGCTCTCCTGATGCCCTACGTCACTGGGCTGGCCAACAGCGCCAGCGATCTGCTCAATGCTGTAGTCACTGCCGGAACCGACAATGGTTGGTCCTGGGACGCCAGCAACAGCATGCTTTACAAAGGGGACATCTATGGCCGCCTCACCGTCAGCGGCTTGAACCTCTTGGTACAGGCGGCGCTCGGCTACTCCGGCGCCACGCTGATCACGCCAGCGGCAAAGATGGTCGGAATCACCAACCGGCTGGGTCAAGCCGGTAATACGCTGCTGAGTTATCCGGTGACGTACCACATCTTCGTCCACACGGCGCCGGACGACATCATCGTGGCCGTGAACTATCAGGTGATGTGGTGGCAATGGCTGTCGCTTGGCCAAGCCCGCAGCTTTGGTGTGCTCGGCAACGCCATCTGGCACTGGGGTACTGCGACGTCTGATATCAGTACCGGTGCGGGCGTGGCGATCGACTCCAATGGCAGCACCGGCAGCGGTGGCGGCAACACCTCTGGCGCACCTTTCTGGCAGTCCAACGACACCACAGGCGTCCAGAACAGTTCGATCTACCTTAACTTCAACGGTCACGGCTGGTGGAACAACCCCGTGGGCGTCTCCACGGCGAATCCGAACAACGCGCGCGCCACCATTGCAGTACCAACGTTGCTGCTGACCCAGCCCAATAACTGGAACGGCGAAGCTGTGCTTACGCGCATCCACATCATGGCGTTGCAGCCCTCTAGTTTCTGGTCGCACGTCGCGGAACTGCCGCATCTACGGATGACGCGCAACGACAACATCGACGACGGGCAGATCCTCACGCTTGGGTCCGAGCGCTGGTTCATTGCACCTGTGTATCGCAAGAACACCGCGAGTCGCGCCGCATCGCCATACAACGGCGCGACTCACTCCGGGACCATCGCGATGGCTGTGCGCTACGACGGTCCCTGATCTTCCCGTTTTACCTCAACCGAGAGTTATGACATGCCGGTCTTGACAGGCATGGTGCTCGATCGCGCCCAGGCTGGCTCACTGAACCCGCTCCTGAGCATCGACGGGTATCAGGTTGCCGCCATCTATCCGTACACCGCCAGCGATTCGCCACGGGCGGAGAATGGAGCGCGAAGCTACGCAACCGACATCACGGTTCCTGCGCAGCGGGCGCTGACCGGCATCCAGGTGCCGAGCTACTTCGAGGATTACTACTTCCGGGTGCATTTGCTGCCCGGGCGCATCAACCTCGGCAGTCTGGCCTCGGAGCAGAGCCGCACGATCGAGGTCTGGAACGCACGGCTGACCCCGAACACCTTAGGGTCCCTGACCGCCACCGGCGCAGAAGGCATGACGCTGATCGGGCCGGCACCCGCGCCCACTGTGTTTGCCGCCAATGAATCGCGGCTCTATACGCTCGCGGTCACGCCGAATGGTCCGCCAACCGTGAACGCGACGTTTCTGTTCGCATTCGCTTTCGACGATGCCGCTTTGCTCGCAACCGGACGCCGTATCGTCGGATGGATCTTTGCGCCGAACTGGGTGCAACCGGTCATCGAGCGGCTGGAATGGCTCACAGATGTGATGGAGTCCCATGCCGGATTCGAGCAGCGCGTGCGCTTGCGTGCCGGTGCAAGGCGCAGCTTTGAGTACAGCGCCTTGGTCGGCTCCGACACCGAACGGGTGAAGATGGAAAACCTGCTGCTGTCATGGCAGGCGCGCGTCTTTGGCCTACCGCTCTGGACCGACGTCGCGCTGGCGGCAGGACCGATCCCAGCCGGCTCGACGTCCATTGCCGTGACAACCGCGAATCGAGACTTTGCCGTGGGCGGTTTGGTTGGACTGGTTCTGGGCATGGAGTCGGAGTTTGCCGAAATCACGGCGGTCCTGCCAACGTCACTGACGATCAAGAGCCCGCTGGACTCTACCTGGCCGGTCGGTACCAAGATCCTGCCTGTGCGGCCCGCCCGAGTTCAGAACGACCTTGGACTGACCTACCTGAGCGATGCCATCGGCCAAGCCACGCTGCGCTTCCAGTTTGAGGACGAGTGGTTGCTTCCAGCAGCCACAGAGACATTGGACTACCGGGGCTACCCCGTCTTGCTCACCGCCACCAACTGGACCGAGGACGTCGATACAGACTACGCCCGCAAGCTGAATGAACTGGATTTTCTGACGGGCCGACGCGTCATCGACGATCTTTCCGGTGTTGGCACGGTTCGCCGGACGCATCGGTGGCTGATCACTGGGCGTGCCGCGATCACTGCGTTCCGCTCATGGCTGGCCGCCCGCGCCGGCAGGCTGACGGCATTCTGGATGCCCAGCTTTCAATCCGACTTAAAGGTGGTGAGCCCGATCGGGGCCTTTGATTCGGCCATCACGGTGGAGAACCGCGCCTACGCCGCCAATGTGCCAGCCGCCATCGGGCGGCGCGACATCCTGATCGCCACGACATCCGGCAGTCGCTACTACCGGCGCATCACCGGTGCCACGGCGCTTTCGCCAAGCACTGAGAGCATCGCCATCGACAGCGTGGTGGGCGCGGCGCTACTTCCCGAACAGATCCGCCATGTGTCGTTCATGAAGCTGGTGCGTCTGGACAGCGATGCCATCGAGATCGCCCATCAGACAGACGACACGGCGGAGGTATCGATCTCCGTCAGAAGCATTCGGGATGACACATGACCTACGCCAGCAGAGAAGTATCCACGGACGCCAGCAGTCCGGTCGAACTGTACGAGTTTCGCCGTGGCGGTTCTACGTGGCGCTATACGAGCGGCGCGCAGGACGCGAGCTACGCCACCTATGCCTATGTGGCCGTGCCGATGAAGCGCGGCAGCATCGAGCAGACCGGCGAGATCGGGAGGTCCGGCCTGCGGATCTCGCTGGCTCGTGATGTCGAGATTGCTCAGGCATTCATCGCAACACCGCCATCGGAGGTGACCTTGCTCACCATCTATCGCCAGCACCGGAATGATCCAGAAACCGTCGCGGTGTGGATGGGACGCGTCTTGAACGTCGAATGGCGCGGTTCCGAGGTCGAGCTCAACTGTGAGCCGGTCTACACCAGCCTGCAGCGCACCGGCTTGCGCCGCCTCTACCAACGCAATTGCCCGCATGTGCTCTACGGCACGTCTTGCCAGGCCAGTGCGGTGATCTATCGCGTGCCAGGCACCGTGGTGTCCGTCGCCGGAGTCTTGCTGAGCGTGCCGTCTGCGGCCGGATACGCCACGGGTCATTTCGCTGGCGGTTTTGCCACTTGGGCGGCCAACGGCATCACCGAGAAACGAATGATCGTTGCCCACAACCTGGACGTCATCACACTGTCGGCCGTGCCGCCCGGACTCGCCGTGGGCGACACGATCTACCTGTATCCCGGTTGCGACCGGACTCTCGCGACCTGTGCGGCCAAGTTTGGCAACAGCGCCAATTTCGGCGGCTTCCCATTCATCCCGACGAAGAACCCCTTCGGCGGCAGCCCCATTTACTGAGTAGACGGTATGCCCTGGGCACAAATCATCGTCTGGATCGTCACCGCACTGATCCAGTACGCGCTCCAGCCAAAACCGCCGCAACCCCAGGCTGCTGAACTCAAAGACTTCGATGCGCCGACTGCCGATGAGGGTCGCCCGGTGCCGGTCGTGTTCGGCACTGTGCTGGTGAAGAGCGCCAACGTGGTGTGGTACGGCGACCCTGACCCGTGGCGTCATGGATACCGTGCCAGTCAGCCACGCAGCCGGCAGCCGGATTTGGTTCGCCGATGGCGCTCAGGGTGTCGATCCGACCGAGTATGCCGCTGGCGAAACGGTGAACGCGCGACTGCTCACCGTGACCGGAAAAGGCACGCTGGCGCTGGCATCGGCACCGACCGATTCCCTGGCCATGAACCGCCGGCAAAACCGGCCGTACCCGCCCGGCAATGTGAAGATCAACAACGTTGCCTACCCGGCGGTTGCCAAGGGTGACCTGGTCATCTCCTGGGCGCACCGGGACCGGCTGAGCCAGACGGTGAGCCTGGTGCCCCAGACCAACGGCAACATCGGCCCCGAAGCCAGCGTGACGTACACGCTGCGCATCTACGGGGAAGCCGGCAGCCTGCGCCGCACCTACTCTGGCCTGACCGGCGCCAGCCAGACCTACACCTTGGCAGACGACACCGCTGATTCCGGCCTTGGCCGACCCAACGCCGCGCTGCGCATCGAGCTCGAATCCAACCGCTCCGGCGTGATCAGCCTGCAGAAGCACTCGATCGCCTTCGAGCGCGCCGGCTACGGACTTTCCTACGACAAGTACTACGGAGGCATCTGATGCCCGCAATCACTGACCCGAACCTGGGACTCAATTACGGCTGGACGCTCGGCGAAAG